CATTTATAATCTAAAAACTGTTCAAATGTCGAATGACAAAGGAACATGGTTTGGATGGGATGTATCTAAGGTTGGTCCGGTTACAGATAAAGGTGTTTATGCGATTGCTAAAAGCTTTGCTGAAAAAAATAGCAAGGGTGAAGTAAAAGTTAAACACGGATCTGACGAATCTAAAGAAAAAGCACCTTACTAATAAAATCCTAGGAATTGGGCGTGAAAGCGAGAGTGGAAGCGCCCGATTAAAAAAATATGATTGAGAAATTTATACAGATATTTACAGGATTAGACCGTGCACATGGCGTCACCTATGTAGATAAAAAAGGTGCTGAGGGTCAAAAAATAAAAGGCAAATCTTTTGTAAAAAGAGAATTTGTTAACAAAAAAATGTGGCAAGATCACCTTAATGGTGATGAACCTAGTTTAGGTATTATACCTATTAATGATGAAAATAAATGCAGATGGGGTTGTATCGACATTGATTCTTATGCCGGTTTTGATCACAAAAAATTAATTAATAAAATAAAAGATTTAAATATACCTTTAGCTGTATGTAGATCTAAAAGTGGGGGTGCACATGTATTTCTTTTTACAACCGTTGCCATAGAAGCAAAATTAATGAGAGATAAACTTTTATCTATTAGTGCAGTATTAGGCTATGGTGGATCAGAAGTTTTTCCAAAACAGATAGAATTGAAATCGAAAGATGATACAGGAAATTTTTTAAACTTACCATATTTTAATTGCACCAACTCAACAAGATATGCCTTTCTCGAAAACGGGGAAGCCGCTAGTATAGACGGTTTTTTTGGATTATATGAAAGAAATAAACTCACTCCAGAACAACTAGAAAATCTAAAAATCAAAAGACCTGAATCAGAATTTAATGATGGTCCACCATGTATAGAATCCTTAACACAAAATAAACTGGAGGATGGCAGGGATCGAGTTTTATATCAATATATACAGTACGCAAAAAGAAAATGGCCAGAAAGCTGGCAAGGGAAAATAAATGCTTTTAATTATAAATATTTTGATCCACCTTTAGAAGATAAAGTAATACAAGATAAAATAAAATTTAACGAAAAAAAAGAGTTAGGTTTTAAATGCAATGAAGAACCAATGTGCAACCACTGTGATAAAAAATTATGTAAAACTAGAAAATTTGGCATTGGAGGAGAATCTGTATTTCCTGAATTAAGTGATTTACAAAAAGTAGAATTAGATGTTCCATATTACTGGGTTAATGTTGACGGAGAAAGAGTTAAATTAGATAATATTGATCATTTGATAGAGCAAAGATTATTTAGAAGATCGGTTGCTGAACAAATAAATAAAATACCGCTTAGAGTTAAGAATGGTGAGTTTGATATATGCACTAAAATGCTTTTAGCAGGAATAGAAAAAGTTGCAGCACCAGAAGGGTCATCTTTAATAGATCAATTACGAAATCATTTAGAGGATTATTGTATACAAAGAGCGGTAGGCACAGTCACTAAACCAGACATATTAAATGGTGCAGTATATACAGAAAGCAATCAATATCTATTTACATTCCACAGATTCTTTCACGGACATTTAACTAAAAAGAAATGGAGAGAAGATTATCAACCAACACAACAAATGTTAAAAGAACACTGTGGTTGCGAAGAAGGTAGAATGCTTATTGGTAAAAAGAAACCGACAGTTATGAAAGTAAATGTTTTTGAAAAGACAGAAGAACAGTTTACACAAAAAAAATTAAAAGAGGAGGTACCGTTTTAATGACAAGAGATCAATTATACCTATTTCCTGACTTAAATCCTTTTAAAACAATAATGAAAGACATCGATTATATGGATGTGAGTGAAATTCCAGAATTTAAAAATGTTATTGAAACGAAACCAGAAAGAAAATTATGCCGTCTTACAAAAGGAAAATTTTTTTTATTTCAAACAGGTGGCTCTAACAGATTTATGCCCGAAGCAGGGAAAGTATTTCCATATATACAAAATATGCACACCAAATATATTTATTCCCCCACCCTTATAAAAACATATATTTATGTAGGTATAAAAGACGGAGATAGTTTTCAGATTAATATGTCTCGACAATCTGCTGCGGCATTTATTGTTCATCCAAATCCAGATAAAATATTAATTGCTGATCATAAAAATAAAAATAGAAGAGACTATAGATTATCTAATTTAAGATGGACTTCCTCTTCAGAAAACGCAAAAGGATGTGATAAGAGTGGTGCAGGTTTTTTTGAAGATAGAGCTACGAGATATAGCCATAAAAGATGAAAACAATTGTATTAGGACCACCAGGAACCGGTAAGACTTGGACTCTTTTAGAAGAAGTAGAAAAGTATTTAAAAAATACTGATCCAGATAAAATTGGTTATTTTGCTTTTACCAAAAAAGCTGCAAATGAAGCTAAAGGAAGAGCTATGGATAAATTTAATTATACCGAAAATGATCTTCCATATTTTAGAACACTACATTCACTAGCATTCAGACGTTTAGGTATAAATAAAGATCAAGTTATGCAGAAAAGGCATTATGAAGATTTAGGAAAAAAATTAAAGTTGTTTTTGGATTACAATGAATATGATGAAGAAGAGACAGGAATTTTTACCACTAAAAGTGATTACTTAAGGTTGATCCATTTATCAAAACTTAGAAACATACCTTTAGAACAACAGTTTAAATTAGAAGAACACACTACAGAAGTTGACTACAAAACATTAGTTCATCTATCAGAAGAATTACAGAGATATAAAAAAGAACATGTTTTAATTGATTACAATGACATGATTTTAGATTTTACAAAATCAGACAAATCACCAAAGTTTGATGTTGTATTTATTGATGAGGCACAAGATTTATCTTTAATGCAATGGGACATGGCAAGATCTATCTGGAAGAAAAGTCAAGACACCTTCATTGCTGGTGATGATGACCAAGCTATTTTTAGATGGGCAGGGGCAGATGTAGATTCTTTCATTGCGCAAAAAGGAACTATATTAAACTTAACGGAGTCCGTTAGAATACCACGAGCCATTCATAACTATGTTTTATCTATAATTAAGAGAGTATCTAAACGATTACATAAAAAATGGTCGCCAAGAAATCATCAAGGATCATTGACATTTCATGACAATATAAAAGACATAAATATGGGTACAGGAAACTGGTTAGTTTTAGCTAGAACACGTCATATGTTAAACGATGTTGGAGATGAATTAAGAGAAAGAGGTTGGTATTTTGAAAATAGGTTCAAAAAATCAGGAGAAAAAGAAATTATGGAATGCGCTGCAGATTGGGAAAACTTGAGAAAAGGTCACTTATTAGCTTATTCACAGATAGAAAAAATATACCAACTTATATCCGATAAATATGTAAATAAAAATAAACTAAAAGGAATGACTAAAGAGGGTTTTTATAATTTAGATACATTGAAAAAAGATTTTGAATTAAAAACAGATGCGGTTTGGCATGAAGCATTTGATGCTGTTGACTTTAGAATTAAAAACTACATTAAATCATTGAGAAGAAATGGAGAGAATTTAAATGAAAAACCTAGAATAATTTTATCTACCATACATAGCTATAAAGGCGGTGAAGGAGACAATGTTGTACTGTTGACAGATTTAACTACTAACACATACCGATCTTACTTAAAAAATCCTGATGATGAAACCCGATTATTTTATGTAGGTGCCACACGAACAAAAGACAAACTACATATTATAAGACCTAAAGATTATTATAAATCATACCCAATGGAGAACATATGAGCAAAATATATAAAAAACAAGTAGGTGGTGATCATTACAAAAGCATGGTCATACAACCATCAGAATTTATAAATAAAAATAATTTACCGTTTGCAGAAGGCAATGCTATAAAATATTTATGCAGGCATAAACAGAAAAATCAGAAAGAAGATTTATTAAAAGCTAAACACTATATTGATATGGCTATTGATAGAGACTACCCACAAAAAAAAGAACGGAAATCCAACGACTGGATTAAAAACTATAACGAATGGAAGAAAAATAAATGATGCAAATCCCACTATTTAAACCACAAACAGAATGGCTACCACCCGAAAATTTTCCAGACTTATCTAGTTACGATGAGATTGCAATTGACTTAGAAACAAAAGATCCAGACTTAATAAAAATGGGTTCAGGTTCAGTCACAGGTAAAGGAGATGTTTCTGGAATAGCTGTAGCTGTTAAAGGTTGGTGTGCTTATTATCCAATTGCACATGAAGGTGGTGGTAATATGGATCGTACAATGGTCCTTAAATGGTTTCAAGATGTATTAAATACACCAGCCACAAAGATATTCCATAACGCCATGTATGACGTGTGTTGGATACGCGCGTTAGGTCTAAGTATCAGCGGAAAAATTGTGGACACGATGATTGCATCGGCCCTAGTTGATGAAAATCAAATGCGCTATGACTTAAACAATTGTGCCAAACGATACACTGGAAAAGGAAAAAATGAAACAGAATTATATGAAGCAGCAAAAAGTTGGGGGGTTGACCCCAAGGCAGAAATGTATAAACTACCTGCGATTTATGTTGG